TGGAATTTATGATGGGTTTACATTTTGGGATAGTGCCGATGTTCACTACGAAACAACACGGCCATTGCAGGAAGGACTTCTTTATATTCGTGCCTACAGCTACGTAGAAACGAACCAAGGCAGATGGTACGACTATGATGGAACGCCTGTATATACTACCATCCAAGTAACAGGAATTAGTGGAGCAGTATCCATCAATGCAGGAGCAGGAACATGGACAGTACCGGCTAATGTTTATAAAATCCGCTATATACTTGTTGGGCATGGCGGAAGAGGAGGTGGTTCTGTATCTGTTGAAGCTGCAGGAGGCGGCGGAGGCGGATATTTCACTACCGGATATATGGATGTTACTCCTGGGCAGTCAATTCCGTGGGTTGTTCCTACCGTTAATTCCTTTGTCTATAATAATGGTTCTGGGTTTAATGCAGTGTTTAATACAAAATTTGGGAATATATCCGTTGAATGCGGAAGAGCATCAAATGAATATGCGAAGTATGAAACCATATCCGAAGGTGGAAATGGCGGTTCTGGTGGTGGAGGACCATATCTTAACGGAGGTGGAGAGGGCGCTTCCGGTGGTTCAAACGGTTCTGATGGAGTTCAAGGAAGCAATATCGGCGGAAACAAAAGTTATGCTAGAGGTGGTATAGGACAGCATACTAGCACACTTGGCTTTAATGGCGTACTATACTCCGGCGGTGGCGGAGGAGGTGGTGCAAATGGCGGTGCCGGAGGTGGTGCAAATGGTTGGAAATACGATAAATCCCAAAGATTCCAAAATGGTGCTGATGGAACTGATGGTTTAGGCGGTGGAGGTGGTGGCGGTAGAGGCAGAAACTCCGGCGGCGGAAAAGGTGGAACCGGCAGTATTTACATCGCATGGGGCAGTCTAATGAATGACGGTAGTTAAGCCACCAACTGAATAATGTGCATGAAAGGGATTCCTAATTGGGATTCCTTTTTTAATTTACCTAAAAGGAAGGAGAAGCAATGAAGAGAGATTTTGCGTTGATTCTGCCGAATCCAACAACGGCAGAGCATGAGGTAATGGCTATCACGATTTTCGATAGCCCTACCGAAGCAGACATGGGGGCAAGGGCTATCTATGGTTCTACTGCATACTCCATGGAGTCCTCGATGTGGGATTTAAAAGAGCCTTGCATTTACAAAGAGGGGGCTTTTTACAATCTCAAAATGAGGGAGCTTAGAGATGAAAAAGGAGAGCTACAGCTTGTCCGTGTTGGCGAAGAGAAGGCAGAAAGAATCCCATCGCAAGCGGAGCAGATTGCAGAGCTTAAACGGCAGAATGAGGAGCTTAAGCAGGCCGTAAACAGCCTTGTGCTTGATTCGTTAGGAGGTGAGTAGGATGTATGAAACACTTTTAGGACTGGCAAGAGATGGACTGCTAAACAAAAGGATGTTGGACAGGGCAGTCAAGAAAGGATGGATTACCAAGGAACAGGAGGAAGAGATTCTTCGTATCGCTGCAGAAGAGAAGGGAGCAGAAAATGGATGATAGATTTTAACGCATTTTTTAGCTTAGTGGATTTTGGAATTATCGTTCAGTCGCTAGGGTGGCTTTTCCTTGGGGCAATCACTTTGGTAGAAAAGTTCGCTCCAAAAGACAAAAAGCCGTGGACTGCAATTCTTACCTTCATCGGAAAGATGTTGACAAAGGAATTTGCAGAATCGCAGAAAGCCTTAGTTGACCGGGTTGAAGTATTAAGCGCCAAGATTGAAGCCGTTGCCGAGTCTGTAGAAGAGACAAGGGCTATCGCCGCAAGGGTAAGGATTCTCCGTTTTGGTGATGAACTGCTAGAGGGTAGGCTTCACAGCAAAGACACTTTCGACCAGGCACTACTTGACATAGATAATTACGAGCGATACTGCAAAAGCCACGAAAATTTTAAAAATCACATCACGGAAGAAACAGTCGCTTTCATTCAAGAGAAGTATAGGGAGCGACTTCGCAATAACACTTTTACAAGGTAGTAAAACGCTTTTACTATTCAGATAACCCTTTTTACGATTCGGCAAAATATTCCTTGACATACGTCTGAATAACACGTATTATAGATTCCGTAAGGAGGATGACATGTCAAAGAATATACCTTACAGAGAAGTAGCTAAGACATTGAAAAAGAATGGTTGGGTTTTAGACCATACTACCGGTTCTCATGAAATCTATTACAAAGATGGGAAGATGTGTCCTGTCAAATGCGATAAGAAGGTAATGAAGAACGGAACATTGTCGAGTATCGAAAGGATAACGGGGCTGAAATTCTAGCCCCGGCTACTTATAAAAGGAGGCTGTGTATGCAGAGAATTTTTTATCCTTGTGAGATCTCGCAAGATGAAGAGGGTTATCAGGTACAGTTTACCGACTTTCCGGAAGGGTTCACTGATGGAGATAGTCTGGAAGAAGCAATTACAAATGCAAGAGATTTACTAGGGGCGTTACTTTTTTCCTATTTAAAGCATGGGAAAGACCTGCCTAGCGCCACGGTTCCGGAGGATTCTTCTAAGAATGTTTATTTTATTGAAGCTTGGCCGGACTTAATTAGGGATAAGGTTAGTAATCAAGCAGTAAAGAAGACTCTAACCATTCCGAAGTGGCTAAATGATATAGCAGAAGAGCGGAATGTAAATTTCTCTGCCGTGTTGCAGAGAGGCATAAAAGAATATTGTGGCTTATAGGAATCGCTCCTAAAGGTATCAAGATAGCGTAGGGTTTGTCCCCACGCTATTTTTATTTTTACAAATAAGAAAGAGAGGAAAACAAAATGGATTTTGGAATTGGAAGCGTAGTAGCAATCACAGTGATTACATACCTTATCGGTATGGGGTGCAAATCATGGGAGAAACTGGATAACAAGTTCATCCCTGTAATTTGCGGACTTGTTGGGGCAGTCCTTGGCGTAGTCGGTATGCAGACCATGGCAGACTTTCCGGCAAAGGATGTACTTAATGCCGTAGCCGTTGGGATTGTATCCGGGCTAGCATCTACGGGCGCAAATCAGATTGGGAAACAGCTTTCCGGCAAATAATTATACTTTAAAGAAGCCTAGCAGGAGGCAATCCTGCATTTAACTATACTTTTATAAAAAGGAGAAAGACTATGAGAAAAAATGGACCTATGCAAAGATATGAAGGAATCGACAGAGATGCATCTGTGCAGATTGTTCCCGGTAGCAATACCGTTGATAACAGCCCTCGCCCAAAGGGAGTAAAGAGAGGACAGGGAGAGGATGACACCACTCACGGACCAGGAGTGACACCTAATCCTGATAAGTACACCGGTCCCGGAATCGGACTTAAGAAGTAATTGCTTGGGGAGACATCGTTCTCCCCTTTTTTGTACCGTAAACCATATTAAATAGGAAGGAAATACTATGAATCCATATCAAAGAGGACAGAGAGCGCTCTGCGGAGATTACTTCAAATTTACACCGGATGGTGCAGGACGCTTTAAAAGAGCAGGGCGTTGGCATAAGCAGCCGCAGAAGGGGGATGTTATCTTCTATTTCAGCGAAGCACTGGGGCGAATCGGCCATACCGGTGTGGTTGACGAAGTGCCTTTGCCTGATTTAGCTGCAGTCGAAGGAAATACTTCCGGAGCAGACAAGGATAGAAACGGTGGAGAGTGCCGGAGAAAAATCTATCGGAATTTCAAAGTAGGGGACAGGTCTTGGCCTTGTGGATTTGGTAGGCCTATCTTTGACGATGAGACTTGTTCTGTGGAGGAGTTCCTTGAGGTAGTTAGAGGAGAAATTGGCTACGAGGAAAAGGCTACTCCCCGGAACCTTGAGGATAAACACGCCAATCGAGGAAAGAATAATTACACCAAATACGGAGTTTGGTATAATCATGGGAAGATTATCTCTGAGCCGTGGTGCGGTGAACTGGTAAGCTGGTGCTTCTACCAGGCTTGCAAACTCCATCAAGAAAGAAAAGCTTCCGTAGTGCAGCAGGAGCCACAGAAAGAGGGCTGGATTCAGCAGAATGATAAATGGCTGTACTACAAGGATAACGCGCCTGTATGCGGCAAATTTGAGTATATTAATGGCCGCTGGTATGTGTTCGATAATAGCGGATTTATGATCAAAGGCTGGTTCAAGTCTGAGGAAGGCTGGTACTACTTAGGCGAAGACGGAGGTATGCTTTCTTCTCAGTGGCTCCAGGATAAAGGCAAGTGGTACTATCTAACTAAGTCCGGCTTAATGGCAACTAATGCCAAAGTCAGAAAAGCGAAGGGTGACGGCTATGACTTTGTAGGTGCAGATGG